ACACATCTATGATATCATTGAGAAAAAACGTGCTATTGCTGATACGGTTTTAGGTGTAAGCGACGACCGGAAATTCGTAGATGATTTCATAAAAGATTACAACGACGGTAAAATAAAGTTGTGATATTCTAAATTATTTTGTAGATTTGAATATCGCAAAAAACAATATTCTGTAAAAATGAAAATATTTTATTTAAAATAAGTCTTACTCGGTCCGGCAAAGAATGTTGTTTTTTTTGCGATTAATTACCTTTTAGCCAGCGAGTAAGGCGCTTTTTATTAATTCACTGTATGGCAAAAGATACTTTTTACTTTAGTCACGATTACAATGCAAGAAATGACGAGAAAATAAAACGTCTTATCAGAAAGCATAAATGTACCGGATATGGTATTTATTGGTGTATTGTGGAGGATTTATATAACAATGCGAACGCATTGGAATTGGATTACGATGGTATTGCATTTGATTTACATGAAGATGTTGAAGTGGTAAAAAGTGTAATAAATGACTTTGATTTATTTGTTTTACATGAGAAAGAATTTGGTTCTTCATCTATTGAAAGAAGGTTAGATGAAAGAAATGAAAAGTCAAAAAAAGCACAAAAATCAGCCTTTAAACGATGGAACAAAGATAAAATTGATGCGAACGCATTGCAAACGGATAGCGAAAGCAATGCTATAAAGGAAAGAAAAGGAAAGGAAATAAATAAAGAAAAGGAAATAAATACTCTTGCAGAACAAAGTTCTGCGTATAAGAATCTGGAAAAATCAAAAGAAAGTATTTTTGAATTTATAAAAACAGAAAAACCTCAATTCATAGAACCGTATGCAGATTACTGGAATTTATTTGCTGATAAATATGGATTAGCAAAAGTTACTAAAATTACAGATTCCAGGAAAAAGAAATTCAAAACCAGATTAGCTGAGGAAAAATTCAATTTTTTAAAAATCACTAAAAAGTTGACAGAAGCATCAGATTTTGTTTTAACTCAAAAATGGATGACTTTTGACTGGGTAATTTTCAGCGAAAGCAATTACGTAAAAATATTGGAAGGGAATTACGATAAAACCGCTATAAACAACGAAAAAGCTATAAATATTAATAAAACTCCGGAACCGGAATACACAAACTTAGATGGACGATAATACACCATACAGAACAACTAGATTTACGCGCAACAAAACGGAAGATATTTCCAATATGTTGTACGCAAAAATTCCTCCACAGGCTAGGGAAGTGGAAGAAGCAGTTCTAGGTGCAATTTTAATTGAAAAAGAAGCATTTCCGATTGCAGCAAAGATTTTAGATATGGAGTGCTTTTATGTGGATGCACATGCAGCAATTTGGAATGCCATGGTAACTCTTTTTATTGGAAATTCACCAATAGATTTACTTACAGTTATGGAAGAATTAAGAAAGCAGGGAAAATTAGAAGAAGTTGGTGGTGCCTATTATCTTTCTGAACTAAGTAATAAAATAGCTTCATCAGCTAATATTGATTACCATTCTCGTATTATTTTCCAAAAATACATGCAACGTGAAATGATTCGTATTTCAAACGATGTTATACGGGAATCTTACGACGATATGACGGATCCATTTGACTTATTGGCAAGTGCCGAACAAAGATTTAGTCAAATAACTGAAAAAATTAAAAACGATACTGTAAGAAAATCGTATGAAATAGCAATTGAAACAATTGCAGCTATGAAAAACGCTCAGGCTAATCCTAAAGACCTAGTAGGTATTCCAACACCATTGGAAAAGTTAGACCAATTGACCGAAGGCTGGCAAGAACCGGATTTGATTATTATTGCCGCCGGTACTGCAGAAGGAAAAACTACATTCATGTTGCAGTGCGCGGAGCATAGTGCAATGAAAGGATTTCCAACAGCAATTTTCGAACTAGAAATGTCGGCAACCCAGATGTGCTGGAAATTATTTGCGCCAATTATAGGAAAAACCGTTTCTGATATCAAAAAAGGAAATTTAACGGAAGAAGAATGGAGTAAACTGGATGAATATATTGACAGAATTACAAAAAATGACAATCTATACATTTCAGACAAAGGCGGTGTTGATATTGTAGATTTAAAAACTACAATACGTAGTCTAGTATTGGACCAAGGCGTGAAGTTGATTTTGATAGATTACATACAGTTAATTCATTCTAAAAAAGGTATAAAACATTTCAATCGTGAAGCGGAAATTAGTTTTGTTTCGAAAGAATTAAAGGCGCTGGCTAAAGAATTAAAGGTACCAATTATTGCATTGGCCCAGATAAAGCGTCTTCAAGGCGAGAAAGGAAGATTTTATGTAATGTCAGATTTACGTGAATCAGCTGCAATTGAAATGGATGCAGATATGATAATATTCTTATGGCGACCATTCTACCATGGCGTTAAAGAGGCTAAAGATACCGGAATTCCGTATTCATTTGACGATACCGAGGTAATTATAGCAAAACAAAGACTTGGTGAACCAGGAAAAATATTGTCAAAATTCGATGGGAAAAGAAGCCAGTTTAAGGATTATGATTTTATGGCATATCAGGAGCCGACGAAAGAAGAAAAAAATAAAATGAATTTTCAAAAATCACTTTTAGATAATGGAAGCTCAGGCGGTGTAAGTGTAGAAGAACCAATAGACGAAGATTTACCATTTTAAAAAGCTATTGTAATATGCTAAATACAAAAATATTAATCACTAATTTTACAAAATAAAAAAATCAAATGGAATTATCAGGAAAAATCTTTAAAGTTATGCCACTGGAGACCGGTGAAGGCAAAAATGGCGTTTGGAAAAAACAACAAATTATCATAGAAACAACTAGCGACAAGTATCCTAAAAAAGTAGCAGTTCAACTTTGGGGCGACCTTACAGACAAAGGATTTCAGGAAGGTGCCGAAATTTCAGTAGAATTTGACGTGGAAAGCCGTGAATATAACGGTAAATGGTACACAGATGCAAAAGGATGGAGGGTTAATAAAAATACAAGTTATGTACCGGCACAGCAGCAAACAACTACATCAAATGAAAACACTACAAACAGTACTTCAACACCAGATTTTGATGGTCAAACACCACAGATAGATGATGATCTTCCATTTTGATTCAAAATCCGTATTCTTTTAATAAAATAATTAAATCCGGCAGGTATTTAGGCGGTATATTTCTTCCGGTTTTTGATGAAATAGCATTACTGATTGTTCCGGATGGAACTTTCAGTGAATTTTCTAAAGCATAAACGCTGATAAATGGCTTAGATTTAAACCATTCTACTATAAGCAGGCTAATTATATCAAATCCATATTTTTGCAGCTTATTTAAAGCCATATTGTGTTTAGGGATAGAATTAATGTAGTTTAATAGTGCTAGAATATCAATTTTAGAATCTTTAAAGAAAGATGGTGCTAATTCTTCCAGGCGCTTACATTCATCATTCAGTGTTTGCGCTTGTTGTAATATTGCTTTTATTTTGCTATCTACTGTTTTCATAATTAATATTTTTTAAGTTAGAAGGTTTAGTTTTCATAATTCGGCACTAAACAAAGCCGAGAAACGTTAGGTGCAATGCCAGCGGACACCCTAAAACATTCGGAGTTGACTGACAAAATCTTTAAAACGCTTTTCTTGTTTTTCATAATATTCAGTATCAATTTCAAATCCTGTGTATTGTAGCCCCATCTTATGGGCAGATATTCTACTACTTCCGCTTCCAACGTGGGTGTCAAGCATTTTCATTTGTGGCTGTGCTTTTGCAAAATGTAAGCAAAAATCATAAACGCCAATAGGTTTTTGGGTTGGATGAAAGCGGTCTAAATCTGTGCTTACTTTCTTGTATATTTTGCTCGGCTTATCAAATGATGTCCAAACTAATTCCCAAGCTGAAAGCGTTGGCATATCCTGTTTTTTATCCCAGCAAATTATACCTCTACTGCTCGGCAAATATTCAAGAAAGTAATTAGCCCCAAAAACCATTTGATTTTTGCTTACTCTAAACAACTGCTCCCAATATTCGGCTGTTGGTAATACATCCCAATCTTTATCCCTATAAAGCACAGCCATAGGCGTATTTTTTAGCTTGCCACCTCCATCGCTTAATCTATTCCCAAGCCCATAAGGTGGGTCTACAATAGCAATATCAAAGTAGTTATCGTCAAAGCGTTTTAAAGCCCCTACACAATCCTCATTATACACCACAGAAGGCACTGCACCTAACAAGGTATTGCCAAAATGCGGGGTTTCGTGTTCCAATTTATCTTTTGTGCTATTCATAAACTTTTGTATTTCAATTAAACTTTAGTGCTGTTATGCCCGCACTTCGGCAATACCCGAACCGTTGTGCGTAATGCACTTACCGTATCCATTCAATAGTCGGTTTGCCGACATAATCCTTATCCCAAACATACCAAGCATAAGGTATCATTCCACCACCAGTTGCCTTTCTTCCATCTTTGTTAATAGTTATTCGTTTGCTAAAAACGTGGACAGAACGTAAAGGAAAAACTTTATCCTGAAACATATCGTACCTGCCAACGCTTTCTAAAAAATGTAGTTTCAGCAAAAAAGCTATTTTCTTATTAGCTACCATCTTTGCCTGTAATACAAATTCAAGTGCTTTATTGTATGGTGGATTGGTAATTACATTGTCAAACTTGCTATCATTAAAAAATAGAAAATCTTTAATTCCTTCACCATATCCTCTATCAATAATATCAGTTGAATAAACATCAGCGTAATGCAGCTTTAATACTTTTGATATTGCACCATCACCACAAGCAGGTTCATAAATACTACCTTCAAACTTTTCTTTTTTTAGCAAATCTTCTATTGCAAAAGTTGGAGTTGGGTAAAAGTCATTTTCTACTCTTTCGCCATTATTTCTACTTGCACCAACTATTGAGTGAGCCTTCGTGGAAGCACTACGCACAACAGGGGGTTTTGCAAAAGCAGGGCTTGACGTTGTTATTTCATCCATTGTAATTCTATTTAGCTTTTTGTTATTAATCCGAACATTTGTTTTTCAAAGCCCTGCCTTCGCAAAGCCGTGAACCGTTATAAGTAATTGCTACCATTACTTCCTTGAACAACTTTCTTTGCAATACAACTGAATATTTGAACTACGATATTCTTCAAGTGAAATTGTCTTTACTTGTAAATCGTGTTTCATTACTTCCTTTGCAAATTCGTTTTTGCTTTTAGTTGTCATTGTATGTTCAACAGCAACTCTAATAGCGTTACCACATTCAGGGCAAACACTCATTTTTACTTTTACATCTTTTTCTTCAATTTCCATTTTAATTAAGTTTATCATTAATAATCCGCAACTACTTATAACAATGGTTTTGCGTCAGTTTTTGCCATTAACTTTTGTGCTAACTTTGAACATTTCGGAAGGCAAAAACCGAACGCAAAGCCGTTTACCGTTATAAGCAAGCTGCTACGTTCCTGCTTCGTTTGACAATTCCGTTTGAAAAGAATTAAAAAAAAGCCCACCGCACTCTTTAATTCGAGTTTCGATAATCTTGATATAATCTTCTGAAATTTCACTGCCTATATAATTTCTATTTGTTTGAACACATATTTTTGCAACTGTTCCACTTCCCATAAAGCAATCATAAACCAAGTCGTTTTCATTGCTCCACGTTGTTATGTGGTCCTTTGCTAATGCTTCGGGAAATGGTGCAGGATGTCCAGTTTTTTCACGACCAAGAGTATAAGCAAAAATATTCGGTGCAATCTTATTGTCTTTAGTGGCTTTAAATTCGGTTTCATTATACAATCTCATAGCGTGTTTTGAGCCGTGATTTTGCCTGCGTTCCAATCCGTATTTTTCAACCTTTCCAGCTTGTTTACAAGGTATCATTATTGGATTAAATGTTTTCGGATTTCCTTTGCTCAAAATAAACATAAACTCAAATGATTGCTCATATCGGTTATGTGTCAATGGCACATAGTTTACTTTTTGGTAAATCATTGTGTCGTGCAAATTAAATCCTATCTCTTTAAAAAATAATGCTTGCTTAAATGATGTTCCGCTTTCACTTCCATTCATTGTTGCATCACCTACAACCCAAACAACTACACCGCCTTGTTTAGTAATTCTAAATAACTCTTTGGCAATTTCTTCAAATGCAAATGAATAACCTTTGTATTCTCGTAAGTTATCATAAGGCGGTGAAGTAACTGTCAAGTCAATGAAATTATCAGGCATTTTAGCCATAGTTTCAAGGCAATTTTCGTTATATATTTTATTTATTTCCATCCCTTCTTTTTTTTAATTCTTTTATTTAATGCTTCGATTTAAGTTTTTCGGTAAATAACCGCAGCCAGCTTATAACAGCGGTTTGGCGGCATTAAAACGACCGCCAAGCCGCAAAACGTTAGCCGCAAGCCTAAAGACTTCCATTCTCTAAAATCCACGTCAGCTTTTCGACCATAAATGCAGCTTCTGAACGCTTGCCATCCCAATATCCGTGTTGTGCATCTACTTCTTTATTTAAATCACGGTTATACTCAAATGAAGCTACTCGCAACCCCATTTCTTGAATTAATTGTTTTAAAACTTCTTCTTCCATTTTTTTTTGTGTTGTGAGAAAGGCCAGCGGCTAACAGCGGTTTTGCAATAGCCGCCTGACATATCTCGGTTAATAATTAGTTTCTTCTTTGGCGGCCATCGCAAAGCCGCAAACCGTTAGCGGCAACCTTGCCGACCGTTCCAAAATCAGTTAAACCACTTAACAACTGTTTCATTATTAAATCCTTTTTGCCAAACAAACCAAGCGTATGACGTGGCACTTCCTTTCATCGATTCAAAAT